ATACTTAACACCAACAATACCACGAACTTTAGGGCGATACCCTAAATTTTCGTTTGGTGCTTCTGAATATGTTTGAATGAATTTATTACCATTAAATTTAATGTGCACTGATCTTTGTAGATAACCCTCCCATGATACTTCTTCACCTGTTGTATAGTCTGATGTTAAAAAATTTGCGTAACTATAAGTATTATTAGCTGCAATATCGCTGTCAGTACCTAATTTCAAATAAATAGCGTCATAATTATTTATACTATCTGCAAGTGTATATTCCGTGTTAGTAACTGCACCGTCACTAGAAGTCCATAACACGTTTGTTTTTGCGCCAAGTGTTCTCCACGGTTTCCAGTTTGGCGTTGTGCTCATATCTGTACCAAGTCTATAAAGTAACTGAGTTGGTGCCGTTGCTGTAGTCTGTGAAAATAACAACTGTACGGCATATGCTGTAAACCTGATATTTACAATAATGCCATAACCACCAGGAACAGGATTTCCGATTGCGCTTGCTGTGTACCGATAATATTTGCTTTCGCTTAATGTATCGAATGTGAGTTCACTTTGATCATTTAAAGTATACTCACCTCTTTGCAATGCAAAAGGAATAATATTATTAAGCAAATTAACTAACTCCGGATCACGGATAATGCCGCCGGAAAAACCGTCATAAATAAAGCCGGGGAAGACTTTTGTTGTTGCTCCTGTGGGCTGAGTAATCGAAATATCATAATTGACCGCAAAGAATTGCAAACCGATATAAGCATATGACGGTGTTGCCGGGTAACTCTCGTTTGTCGGGGTCATGGGTTGAGGAACGCCCGGGGTATCATTAGCCGCTGTGTATATTGCAAGCTGTGTTGATCCAACAAGAGAAGTTGTTTTTGCGATCTCCGGGAAATTCCGAACGACAACAGTTGCACCGGAAACTGTACCACTATTTCGTGATCCATACATTGTTATTCCAGCTTTGAAATATTCAGCGACTGCCGGATTTTCAAAAATGATCAAAACGGGGTTATCTGTTGTCGCTGTGGGTATATCCGGATCCGTTGAAAGGTCACCAAAACGGCAACGCTTTAGAAGATCATAGCCGGTAATACGGTTGAACGTGTACACTCTTACGATATTTGACGAAAAATCAAAAGCGGCACTTGCAATTGAAGGAATTGTAGGCGGATCGCTCTGCAAACCCGAAAGAGCACCAAAGGGACTTTCATAATATTTAACTTTTGTATTGATTTCGCCGTCAATTGTGTTTTCAATTCCGCTTTCAAAATTTTCCCATTCGGACGTTAAATTATTTTCATAGTTAGTCTGACGTGTAGACTGAGCTGCTTCAAAATCCGTTTGCCGCTGAGTTTGTGCAGTTTCAAAGTTCGTCCGTGCTGTCGTTTCAGCCGTCATGAAATTTGAAATTGTAGAATTGATCTGTGCTTGATACGTTGACCACGCCGTTTGCATATCCGTTTTGAACTGCTGATTTGCGTTTTTCAGCTCAGTGAATTCAAGGTTGAGAGTTTCACGGTATATTCTCCATTCATCACGGATCTCTGTCGTGAATTCATCGATCTTCTGATTGACTTCGATCTGAAAATCAGCAAAAGCCAAATTCATTTCGCTCTTGTACTGCTGAAACGCCGTATTGATACGGTTTTCAAAATCTGCAATTGTCAAATTCTGTTCATTGACTGCGCAAATTATCTCATTTAACTTTGTTGCAAAAGCGCAAAGTTGCTCATAATAACTATAGCTTTGGTCAAAAACCAGTGGTATAATTTTCTGACAGCAAATAGACCCGATTTTCGCAAGGTGTTCATTACATTTCATTTTGCATACCTCCTTTAATATACCAACATGAAGAGCGTTTCTAATTCAGAAATGATCATCATGTCAATATTTAGTATTATTTTTCGGTATTCTTCAACTAACTCCGAATAACTTTTCCCGGCTGATTTTCCTGAACGGGTTTTTGTGTAGTCCTCTGCCTTTTCCCGGTCAGTTGCACTTGATGATTGTGTATTATCAGCCGTTTCACTTTCTGTTGCTGAATGGAATTTCCGGGGTTTTGCCTGTTTTGTCTCCTCCTGATCATATGTTGTATTACTTGCATACTGCAAAGATGCGGGATCTAAAACTAAATTTTGCTGTGGAGTATCAGAATAAACGTTGAAAGAACTTGAATTATCATTCAGCGTTTCTTTATTTGACCCGCCGTCAACAGATTTTCCGAAATTTTTATTGACCCCGGCTGAATATGCTGCAAAGATCTCTGAACTATCTTTATCAAGAGTTTCTGTTTCCGAAAAATCCAACAGGGGATCAAATTCAAGTAGTTCTGTTTCATAAAGCCTGTTATAGTACGGCATAATTTCATTCATCGTTCTCCGCAAATGGAAATTGAAAAGTTCTGCCGTTTCAAATCCGATCTCACGAAAATAAAAATGATCAATGATCTTTTTATTAAGCTCTTCACGATGATTTTCCGAAAAAATAGGATAACTCTGCAAATCAAGTTTGAAATTGTTATCAAGGAGAGTTTTTAATAAAGTCGTATATTTTGCCATAATCAAAGCCTCCTCAATCCGGATCTAACGGAGGTGCTACAGTAATTCCAGAGTTGTCAACGTCTGTTACCATATCAACAAGCGCCCCTGTTTGTTCGTTGGTGGTGTATGCCTTAAATTTCGCCGTGATTTTCGGCAGAGTGTTATTCAGAAAGTTTTCCGTCCGTTCCGCCGGAGTTGTCTCCGTCAATGGTGTTGGTGTTGGCATTTTCATCAACCTCCTTTATAATAGGAATTCTCAGATCAACCGAAATGTTTGTGCCATAAAGTTTGTTGAACTTTTCAGCCGCTTCTTTTCGGCATGATAACATGACTTCATAACAATTTTCAATCATTTGATTGTTTGAATTAACTTCATCAGTTAAAAGCCGCTCTTTCTTTTCGTGGGGAGTGTTGTTAATTCCTAAAAAGGTTAATGCTTCACTCCAAACAACCTGTTTGTATGCCTGTACTTTATCAGCAACAAAAGGAGCTTCTGTTCTGATTGATGTAATTCCGTCAAGATTTAGCTTTTTATCCGCATAGATAACAGGAACGTTTCCGTCATAATCTTTATAAACATTTATCATTGATAAACGGTTATTCTGATCGCAGACAACTACAACAGGGGTCTTTTGCGCCCTGATATTCACTTCAATTGTTCGTTCCGCTTCATAAAGTCGGGCGGCGAACAATCTGACTGTATCATCTGTGGGAATACATTCAAAATTATTACGCACAAAAGCCATTTCAGAAAGTTCAAAGTCTCTGTCATAACCGATTGAATAACAATGGTATTTTATCGGCTCATGATAAATATTCAGAGTTTCGGAGGGCGTGCAGTTTGTGTTGATAAATCCTAAATTCGGATCATTTACAAACGCCGCCCGGCCATACCAGTAGAGGCAGTATTCCAAAAAGTGTGCGTTCATACTTTCAGGCAAACCTGACCATTCAAACATATTTAACGCAATGAGCCTGAGCCGTTTATAATAATCAGCATATGTCAAAATATTACGATCAGCGGCCGCTTCAAACTGCTGTGGTATCGGCTTTAGTGTTGCCGGGTTTATATTTTCGGCCATGTTTTACACCTCCTTTTTATGCAACCGGATCATTTGCAATATTATAATTTCCCATTGTGCTTGGATCATGCCACACGGTAATTCCTGAGTTAAAAATATTTTCTAATTCTGCTAGATCCTCCGCCGGGATATATTGCGCCGTGGAAATGGGTTTGATCAAACAATCACTAGTTTTTAAGTAGTTATGGTTTGACCGGGTTTTGAAACTTGGATAAATTGCACGGGAAACGTTATAGCCATAGGCTGTGAAATATTCATCAATTGCAACTAGATCTTCATAACTAGGAGCGTATTGAATAACATAAAAACCACCATGACCCCTTGAAAATCTTGCATTTGACGGAGCAAAACCGCCCATTTGCTTTGGTTGCATATCAGTAATTTCATACTGTGCGGCGGCATTGACCAAATTTTGAACGGGCTGAGTAAATGAATTTACAGAGGGCGCACGGCCTGAAAGTAATTGACCGGCCGCCCCGATCCCGGCGCTGATCATCGAATAAGGTAACGTTGCAATAGTTGATTTAATTGTTTTACTTATTTCGTTTATATCAGAATTTCGGGGAATTTGACAGGAGGGAAAACCGGTATAGCTGAGAACTACGCCGGGAACGTCCAAAACTTCACAGGCCATGAACGCTTGTGTTCCTTCCGTCCAGCTGAAACGTAAAACGGTCTGATCACTTTTTATTGTTTGTACATCAAGTTTGTATTGTTCATCGCCATAAATCATGGTATAACAATACAATTTTGATTTATTATTTTTTAGTGGAGCCTGACCGAAGTTTGTAATAGTTATTACACGGTCAACGGGCATTCCCATTTTTCCGCCTGTTCCTACTCCGCAAATTAACTCCATTTCTCCGGCCTGTTCTAATGCTGATAAATCTGCTTGCAACTGAGTGCTAAAGCCCTGACCGCCTGACCCCTCCCAAAAGTAAGGTTTTACAAACTTTAGTGCTAGCGCTCCACTGTCTTGTTCGGCGACTTGCACGTCTGCAATAGCCGTGGGGATTTTTGAAAAGTAAACTAGTATAACTTGTTCTGAATAATAAAGGCAATATTCAGTTGCTGTGTTTACCGGAAACGCCGCCGGGTTGAAAGGCTCCGGCTCCGTCCATTTGCCTAATTCATCAGAACGGGTGTGCATACGTTCAACAAAACAACCGCCGAATTCATAGTTAAAAAGATACGTCTGGAAAACGTCTGTTTTTATGGTTAACTCCGTGCAATTATCGTTTATATACTTCTTTTCCGTGACAAAACAGTAAAACCATTTTGAAGTGAAATTAGAATTTTGATACATACAATAATTACAGCCGGAAATTAGCTCAACATTGACCGGAACACGGATAACGTTATCTTTGCGCTGAAAAGAAAAGTCTGTGAAAATGCCGTAGTTGGCAATATGCCGCCCGTTAAAATATGCAAACTGAGCGGCAGAACTGCCAAAGTCAAGTTGGTGTTTTTGATTTAGTGATAGCGGTACATTGAGCAAATGCACCGCCGTGGAAGGTGCATAAAGCATTGATCATCACTCCGTTACAAAAGCACAGGCATTTTTGAGAGGACTTGTTGAATAGGTCTGCCATACGTGGAGATAGTAGTTTGTACTGAGATTTGAGCCGTTTCGGAAGTCCTCCACGTCAAACAGTTTGTTAATGATAACAGGATAATCTTTATCGCAGAGAACGGCGCAAATCTTGTCTGCACCTGTTGCCGTGCCAAAATCATCGACAATTACAACACGGCCCATAAAATCGGCATACTGAATATTGAAGGCACGGGCTAAAACCTCCACGTCAACCTCTGCTGTAATATCAGCACGGAGGAAGAGATAAATTTCGCCGGGGTCACTCCACGATTTATAGGCCGCTCCCGTGCCGCCAAGTCTATTCCAAGCGTTATATTTTGTGTTGGGGAAACGGAAACTTGTAAAAGTCTGACGTGCTTTTTTGATGAACGCTCTTGCACTTGCTTCATCTGTAGGAAGTGCAATAGTTTCTGAATACATTGAACTATCAAGAACGCCGCTTGCAAGGGTGCTCTTTGTATAGTTAAATTCATCAATGTAATTTCCGTTATAGAGAGACTGGACAATTTCATCTGTCATTCGATCAAAACCGCCCCATGAACGAAAACCACCGCGGAGAACGGCAAACTGAATTGTAACATCATAGCGTTCCTGTCTGTTCATTCTGTGATATGCAACTTTCACATCTGGAATTGTCTGTGAAAGAAGGTCTGTGCTGTCTGCGTCAAACTGTTTTGCAGTCGCCGGGTTTACGCCGATCTCCTCTTCATCTGTTCCAAGGGGAGAGCCGTCACGCCTGAGCATTGCAAGAGGATTTCTAAACATTCTTGCACGGATAATGGGGAGAGCGATCTTGTTTACAATCAGCGAAAGAAACTCATTGCGAATTGCTGTATACTGCAAAATGGGATTTCCCACGTCCGCAAGGTTTGAAAGAGTTGCAACAGGTACATTGTTTTTGTATTCCTGAGAGGCGCTCTCACGGATCGAATTTAGAACTTTTACGTTTGTTTCGGGCTTTGCCATAATAATTTTCCTCCTTAAAGTAATTCACCTGTTTTTTCGTCAAAAATTCCGCTAAAATCGTTAGCGTAATTTTCGCCGTTTTTATCGTCTGTTTTATCTTCCGGTTTGTCCTTTGCTTTTTCACCGACTTTCAGAAAAAGAGCCATGTTGCTTTCTTGCAAGCTCTTGTTCTTTTCGGTCAAATCGGTGACGGCTTTTTCGGCGTTGGCTTTGCCGCTTGCTTCCTCCGTAAATCCCTCCCGGAGTTCGTTCAACAGTCCGGAAATTTTCCCGGTATCAATTGTTTCAGCAGATACAGCGGCCAACAGCTCCCCGGCCTTTGTGTTGTATTCATCAACAGTCATTTTTCCACCTCCTTTTATAATTTTCTTTACTTAATTATACCACGTTTTGTTCGTTTTGTCAATAGTGCACAAAAAGCAAGAGAAAATTAGCGCAAAATTTGACATGGTTTTTCTGCAATTTTTTCAAGAAAACTATTGACTTTTTTGCAAATCAGTGTTATAATATATACAGAAGATGAGACAAGGAAAAGTCAATAAAACCAGAACGGAGATTATTATGAAAATGACATTAGCAACAATGAAGAAACTCGTTAAAAATATTGAAAACGTAACCGCCCTTTGTGCTAGTGAAGTTGAACTTCATGAAGAAAATAGTGAATATATCTTAAGATTTTGTGACGGAAATAATTTCACAATTTCCTGTTATGTTTTTGAGAACATTTTCCAAATAGGATATTTACTGGAAGACGGAACGTATAAATGGTATGGCGATAGCAAATTAACTCAGTTTGACAGCGTTGCCGATTTTATGTTCTTTATCGGGATCAAATTAAAAGAAGTTGAAAATTACGTTGAAAATTATGTAATTGCATAAGAAAACCCGAGCGGCCTAACCGTCGCCCACAATACAAAAATTAAAAGAAAAAATTTGCAAAAATTGCAAAAGTGTGCTATAATATATACAGAAGATAAGGAAGGGCAAAAGCCCACAGGAAAATCAAGGAGGAAATGAAAATGAAAGAACAGTATTTTACAGTTTGCATTATCAAGGACGGAAAAACGGTTGAACACTGTGAATTTTACGGTACGAAAGAGCAATGTGAAAAAGCTCTTTCTCTGATCGGTGACGGCGAAAAATACGTTTTGAAAGAGGGACGTATGAACAAGAGGTGAATTTCATGAAAGGGTTTGGGCGGTTTTCCCATAAAAGTACCGCCCCAAAGTGAGAAAACACTTAAAAATCCTCTGCTATAGCGTAACGGCGAAAACTATAGTATATATCGTACAAACTCTTTGCCAACGGTAAGAGGTAAGGTAATGCGTTGCTGTTGGAAAATTCACTATAAAGGAGGTGATCAAAATGGCAAATACTTTTTATAGCACGTTTCAAGTTCTGCAAAGTTTTTGTGCCGAAAAAGGATATACCATAGTTAATTTCACTGTTCCTACACTCTGCCGTGAAAAGTGTATGGTTTGGGTCAGTGAAAATAGCGATGAAGTGACCCGCTTATTTTGCAAGCAAGAAACACCCACAACGTTCGTCATAATTGCTTTTGACGGTCTATATAGCATGAAATATATAACTGCAAAGGATTTTTCGGACGTAAACACGCCGCCCCTTGCTGAATAAGCAAGAACAAAAAATAATTTACGAAAAGGAGAAAATCAAATGAAAACAGTAAAAGCAAAGGTAACATCTTACACGATAAACGCCGCAAAGGTGACTTGTGAAAACGGTGAAGTTTTCACAGAGGATCTTGAGCCGCTTGTTATTACCGATAAAAAGGTAACAGAACAGAACGCCGTCAAGCTCTTTTGTGCAAAGCGTGGGTATCTCACGGGTAATAGTGCTCTGATAATTAAGTCAATTGATGTAAATGAAAGAGTGCTTGAAATGCCACTTGATGATTTTGTTCATCTTTATGACATTTGGGCAAATCCGGAGGAAACGGTGAATGAAGCACTATAAAACAAAGCCCACGAAAAAACAGGTTGAAAACATCTTGAAATTCTATGGTGTTGAAAATCTGTTGAAAACCAAAACGAAAGATCCTAAAACCAAACAAAAGTTAAATAATATCTATGGAGGAAAATTAAAATGAATAACAATAATGATTTTGCACTGGTAAACACTGAGAGCGGAGAAGTTGCAACTACAGCCCCGGCAGTTGTACAGAAGTACGATGACGATGAAAGAATGATCGTTGATCTGACAGAAAGAACAACGTCTTATTGCTCACTTGTTGCAGAAACAGAAGATGAAAAGCTCACTCTTTACAATGCGATGAATAACCCTGATAAACGGTTAGGCGACTGCATAAACGAAAAGATCAATGTGAAAGATGTTTTTGTGGAAGTTGTCAAGTGTGAAAACCGTGAAACAGGCGAGAAACAGAGTTGTCCCCGTGTTGTTCTCATTGACGAAAACGGCGTGGGTTATCAGTGTGTTTCAATCGGTATTTTCTCAGCCCTCAAAAAGCTCTTTGCAGTTTTTGGAGAGCCGGGAACGTGGACAAAGCCCGTCACTGTCAAGGTTAAGCAGATTTCAAAGGGAGATAGAAAGATGTTAACACTTGACGTTGTTAAAAAGTAATAACCAAATATCCCGGCGGTTTTGCCGCCGGGAATTTTTATAAAGGAGTGATAAACATGATAAAAATAAAGTTAGAAGATCTAAATTTAGTTGAAAATTTCAAAGCTATTCAAGAATTACGCCGGGCTAGGCTTTTTGACGATAAAGATATACAAGAAATGTATAATGAACAGGTTAAAGCAGATCTTGAAAAGAGCTATAAAGGTGGTTATACTTATATAAATCCAAACGTAAAGGAGGGAAAATAAATGCTTGCATATGTGTGCGATTTTTGCGGAAAAGTGCTGTCAAGTGCAACAAACACCATTGACCGAAAAGAAAATTCATATTTTGCGATAATAAATGTTGACTTTGCAGATAAAGAAAAACAATATCATTGTTGCAAGTCTTGTTTAGATAATTTAATTAAAGGAACAAGTCCGCAAATAGAAATTGAAAATGTCATGAAGGCGAAAAAAGTGGTCAATGAATGGCCGGAGCCGGTAGAAAGACCGTTTGAAAAGAGGTGAAAATAATGATCAAAATTACAGTTGATGAACAGAACGTGAGAGTTGAACGCAAGGGAAACGGTCTTGAATGTTTTCATGATATGGTATCAGCGGCATGTATTATAACAAAATACCTTGCTGATGATCTGAAAATCCCAAAAGAAAAAGCCGCCCTTGAATTGTATCAACTTATCGCTAGAATTATAAGCGATCCAGAAAATGAGATACAGGAGGTGAAATGAATGGAGCTTACAAGAGGGGCAAAAATATGCTACAATCTCAAAAAATCCCCTTATTATGTGGATTTTTACACAGGTAACGGCAAACCTACACGTTTCTATTTTTCGTCTGAACTTCATCGAATAAAATTTAAAGAAAGATTAGAAGATTATAACAGGAAAATTGACGAAATGTTTTCAAAACGGTTTGGGTTTTCCCTTGAATTAGGCCTTTTAGCCGCCGTTGATCTTTACATAAAAATCGAAAAGAGGGGATTTTATATAAAAGATTATCACGGCAAAGGTTATAATTTTAATGATTTTAGTTTGTATGGTCTGAAAGTCGGTGAAAAGTTGGAGGGGTAAACCATGGCAAAAATAATAAGAAAATGGAGTAAACGGCGTAATAAAACCCTTGCAAGAGCCGTGAAGAATTTTAATGCAAAACTAAAGCGGCAAATTGCAAAGGGCGTTGACAAAGCTCTTCTTCCTGGAAAAATGCTTGTATCTGAGTTAAAACAGATAATTAACACGGAGGGCGACTACCGGAAAATTTTGAACAGTTTGAAAAGCTGGACGAAAAGAGGGTCAGAAAAAGTTGTTGAAACTAAAGGCGGTGCAAAAGTCACAAAATGGGCTTTGCAAGAAGCTAAAAAACACAAAGCTGAAATAAATGAACGCCGGGAAAAAATCAATAAGGAATTTGAAGAACGTCCGATATATATTGACGGCGAACAATGGGAAAACGTTGAAAGAACAGTTGCAGAACAGGAAGTAAAACCGCTCACAAAGGAAATTGAAAACCTTAATCAAAAGGATTTTGAAAGTTTTTCAAAATGGCTTTGGAGGGAACGGCTTGATGAACGTGAAATAAACAAAGGTATCTGGTTTATACAAGATATTTCAGAAGTCTTTTACGCGCAGTTTTCCGCCGAAAATGCCAACTATGCAATGAGACTGATCGAAATGATAGGCGGCGAAAAAGCCTATTCACTTTATCATGATGACGGTGTTTCCGCTTTAGACCCAAAATGGCAATACTCCGAACCTGTGGAAGAACAGGAAAAAATCGAAAAGTTAGAAGAAGAAATTTTTAAGTTTTTAACAGAAGAACAGAAAAAGAAACTAGCAGAGGAATTTGAACAGGCAAAACAATTTATAATGAATACTCCACCAAACCAGAGAATGAAAAAAGGGAAAATGAAATGAAATATACGGCAGATTTTGAAACAACTACAACCGCCCCGGCCAAAGTGTGGGCGTGGGCGATATGCTCAATTGATGACCCTGATATAATTTATAAGGGAACGGAAATTGCAACTTTTATTGATTGCGTTCAAAATCTTAACAACCCCACGTTATATTTCCATAATCTTAAATTCGATGATAGCTATATCTTATATTATTTACTCAAAAACGGTTTTGAATGGAAGGAAAACCGGCGACAACTCAGCTCAAAATCATTTACAACAATAATCAGTGGTGACGGCAAATTTTATGGGACAACAATTTATTTTTCAAAACAGGGTCATAAAGTTAAAAAATGCACAATTTATGATAGTTTGAAATTACTAAATATGCCCGTTGAAGCAGTCGCCCGAACGTTCAAACTACCGATCGCAAAGGGAAAAATTGATTATGACCGGCACAATAAAGAATGTGAAGTCACTCCTGAGGAATGGTTTTACCTTTACAACGATGTGCGAATAATGGCTATGGCACTAAAAGAGCTTTTTGACCGTGGGTTTACAAAAATGACAATAGGCGGTTGTGCTCTTGCTGATTATAAAGACTTCATAGGCAAAAAACACTTTCAAGATCTGTTCCCGCAATTGCCAAATGATATTGACAGTAAAATCCGTGCTAGTTACCGGGGCGGCTTTACATTTGCAAACCCGGAGCACGTCAATACTGATATAGGTTTGGGTATTGTTTTTGATGTAAACAGCCTTTACCCGTCTGTTATGGCCTTTCGTCCTTTGCCGTATGGTGTGCCGCTACATTTTCAAGGACAATACAATGCAAATAAAAATTACCCTTTGTACGTTCAAAATTTCCGTTGTTTTTTCCAACTAAAGAAAAATCATATTCCCACGATACAGCTAAAACATAATATTTACTATTCTAAAACGCAATATTTAACTAGTTCAATTTCTCCGAAAACAGGACAACATGAATATACAGATCTATGTTTAACTTCCGTTGATTTAGAGTTATTTTTCAAACATTATGATGTTTGGTGTATTGAGTATCTAGACGGGTTTATGTTTAAGAGTTCAACAAACCTTTTTATAGAATGGGTTGAGAAATGGAACGCCGTAAAAGTCCAGGCGACTATTGACAAAAACGCCGGACTGCGGCAAATTGCAAAGCTGATGTTAAATAATTTATATGGTAAATTCGGCACAAACCCGGAAGTTGATACTAAATATCCATATTTGGACGTTGAAAACGATCTTGTAAAATATAAACTCATGCAATACATAAAAGAGGACGAAAACGGACAACCACTGAGAGACAAAAACGGAGATTTTGAACTCTGTACTAAAAAATTAAGACCGTCAATTTATATTCCTGTTGCTACATTCATAACGGCATGGGCTAGATATACAACAATTTCGGCAAGCCAAAAAATTCATGAAACGTCAATCGAACAAACAGGTGTTTCCCGGTATCTATACTCTGATACTGACAGCATACATTTAAGCGGCCTTGAAATTCCAGATTGTATTGAAGTTCATTCAACGAAACTCGGAGCGTGGAAACATGAGAGTTCTTTTGAACGTGCAAGATTTATTCAAGCAAAACGTTATATTGAAGATGAACTTGTTCCTTCTGACAACGGCGATTTTATCAAAAATTCATATGGTGAATATTGCACAAAATTGAAAATAACGTGTGCCGGTCTGTCTGATAGTTGCTATAAGTATGTCACGTTTGATAATTTCCGGATAAATGCCGAGTATTCGGGCAAACTAAAGCCCGTGACTGTTCCCGGCGGTTGTATTCTTGTACCTACCCCGTTCAAAATGAGATAGGACTTGACAAAATGAATAAAATATGCTATAATATAAATAACAGGGGATAGAAAGTTAAATGCGTTAATGCAATTATCGCCCATGATCACGGCGGAGAGCCGGGGCGGTGTTGTTGGTGTGATTTGCCCGTTAACCAACTTTCTATACCCCTTTTATTGTGGAGGTGAAGAAAATGAGCGTTGAAAATATTCAAGTTGTTCAAAATTTGCCATATATTGAAGATGTAGAAATCAGAAACTTTTACTGGGATATAAACCGCCCGCTCAGTTATAACGCTCTTTTCAATTTCATCGTTGGTAACAGAGGCGGCGGCAAAACCTACGGTTGCAAAAAGTTCGTTATCAAACGATTTTTGAAATATAAAGAAGAATTCATTTATCTGAGAAGATACAAGAGGGAATTCGATGATTTCAAACAGTTTTTCGCAGATATTGCAAATGAATTTCCGGAGCATGAATTCAAAGTTACGGGGCTGAAATGCTATATTGACGATGAACTTTGTGGGCGTGGTTTAGTTCTTTCTACTTCTAAAATTAAAAAGTCTGTATCATATCCGAATGTTGCAACAATAATATTCGATGAATTTATTATTGATCGTGGTGTGTACCATTATCTTCAAGATGAGATTACACAGTTTCTTGAATGTTATGAGACTGTCTCCCGCATGCGTGATGTTAGAGTGTTCTTTTTGTCAAATGCTATAACAATTACAAACCCATATTTTTTATATTTCGGCCTAAAAATTCCATATGGGTCAGATATTTCTTGCAAAGGTGATGTTTTAATACAGGTTTATTCTAATCAAGATTTTATCAAGGCGAAAAAACAAACACGGTTTGGAAAAATCATAGCGGGGACGAAATACGAAAAATATTCAGTTGAAAATGAATTTTTGAGAGACAACAAAACGTTTGTTGAAAAGAAGAGCGGCAATTGTAGTTTGATTTTCTGCTTTACTTATAAGGGTACAGTATACGGTGTTTGGAGATCTTATTCACAGGGTAAAATGTGGGTCAGTCTTGATTATGATCAGGGATATTCAAACTATGTTTTGACAAAAGACGATTTAACACCAAACACATTGCTTATTTCTTCATTGCGTGATAGCCGCAATTTTCGACAGTTTGTTGAACAATACAAAAACGGCAATGTTTATTTTGAGTCGATAAACATTAAAAATATCTGTTATGAGATTATGAGACTTTATTCAATTTAC